GATGCACGGTTCACTGGTTACTTCCTCACTGGTTCGTGAAACCACTGAGACTGAGTCCCAGAACTATGGTTACAAGTTCGGTCAAGAAGAAGAGACCTACAACATCGTCGCAGCCCACGGCTACTTCGGTCGTCTCATCTTCCAATACGCTTCATTCAACAACTCTCGTTCACTCCACTTCTTCCTGGCAGCATGGCCTGTCGTTGGTATCTGGTTCACCGCTCTGGGTGTGTCTACAATGGCATTCAACCTGAACGGTTTCAACTTCAACCAGTCCATCATGGATGGTCAGGGCAAAGTCCTGAACACCTGGGCAGACGTTCTGAACAGAGCTGGTCTTGGTATGGAAGTAATGCACGAGCGTAACGCTCACAACTTCCCCCTCGACCTGGCAGCAGCTGAGTCCACTCCTGTGGCTCTGACAGCTCCTTCTGTTGGTTGATACTAAAAACTGAATAAACCAGAAGGGGACCTTCGGGTCCCTTTCTTTTTCTCCACGAATGTAAAGTTATGATAACTTCGGAGACACCATACAAGTTGGCTCATATCATCATGGATACATGGCCAAACTTGTATCATTTAAAAGATTCAAAGGTAAATAACAATGGTAGCATCAACACTACAACAACCGAGGAGGGGGTGGTTCGATGTCCTCGATGATTGGCTTAAGCGAGATCGTTTCGTTTTTGTTGGCTGGTCTGGAATTCTACTTTTTCCCACTGCTTATCTTGCAATTGGCGGCTGGCTTACTGGTACTACTTTCGCGACGAGCTGGTATACCCATGGACTCGCTAGTTCCTATCTTGAGGGTGCAAATTTTCTTACAGCAGCAGTTTCGACTCCTGCTGACGCTATGGGTCATTCTCTTCTTCTTCTATGGGGTCCTGAGGCTCAGGGGGACTTCGTCCGTTGGATCCAACTTGGGGGACTCTGGACTTTTGTGGCGCTCCACGGAGCCTTCGCTCTTATCGGTTTTATGCTTCGACAGTTTGAACTTGCACGTCTAATCGGAATCCGTCCCTACAATGCGATTGCTTTTTCAGGTCCTATTGCCGTATTCACTTCTGTATTTCTCATCTACCCACTTGGACAATCCAGTTGGTTCTTTGCGCCGAGCTTCGGTGTTGCGGCGATCTTCAGATTTCTGCTGTTCCTCCAAGGATTTCACAACTGGACACTCAACCCTTTCCACATGATGGGAGTCGCTGGTATACTTGGGGGAGCACTTCTCTCAGCTATCCACGGTGTCACAGTTGAGAACACACTTTATGAAGATGGTGAACAAGCAAATACTTTCAAAGCGTTTGACAGTACTCAAGAAGAAGAAACCTATTCAATGGTTACAGCAAACCGTTTCTGGTCTCAGATCTTCGGTATTGCGTTTAGTAATAAGAGGTGGCTTCATTTCTTTATGTTGTTTGT